CTTCATAAAGACTATTTTTTGATATTTGGAAGAAATCTCTAATCATTCCTTGTAGGCATCGACGTGATAATGTAGCAGATGCTTTAGGGCTTAAATTTACAATCGCGCATGCTTCTTCGTAGTCGTTTCGAATGGATGTCGGAATATACTCTGGAAATTGCTTGGCAAGAGAGTTTGGTAGTAAGGGAGTGCATGGAAATTTAGTAGATTTTCCATATCCGGTACTTTTTACAGTGATTTTTTTACATTTTGGGCAAATATAAAATTCCAATTCCACAGCTGATGGATGACTATAGCTTGTAAAATGTCCAGCTGAACACACAACGACATTAGTATATGTGAGGTCATGGAGGGCAAAAGCACTTTGACAATAGGGACAAGTAAAACTATTAGGAGCATAACTATTAGACATAACAATCATTCCTTTCATTATTTGTTAGGAAGATTATACCAAAGAATCATAGGACAACGCAACACGTACAACCCGTAACACATAGAGTTTAGAGAGGTGGTGTAAGTGAAACCAGATATGGTGAAAATTATGCAGATTATGATCAGCCTGCTAGAAGAGCAAGAAGAGGCAGTGATCGAATACGAATTAGAGGAAACCGCTTAGGCGGTAGAGGGGAGGGACAAGCAGTGAAAAGTAACAGCATAAAAGCAAAACGCCAGAGAAGAGACATTCTGACCGGAGTATTAATCGGCTTCGGAAGCGGAGTGGTAACGGCAGGATTATTTTTGATTGTGCTATTGGTTTACTGCCGGATGGCAGGACCATTGTAAGGAGGTGATGAGAATGGATAGAGCGAAGTGGATAAAAGCTGGTCTGGAGATTGCAGAGCACTTGAAAGCGATCCGGAGGATTGTCAGACAAAACGGCATTGACAAAATGAGTATGTCTTCTTTTGCGGATGATATCACATGGGGAACATATGTCGATGATGATAGAAAGCATTGGACCGTAGAAGTGGACGAGAAAGGTGTCGTGAGTTTAGAGGAGAGTGGTTTTAAATTTTACGCAAAAATGTAGAGCGCTTACATATGCCCGGCTAGGCGTAAGCACTCTGAAAATTAACCAATTAAATTATATAACTTATTAGGAGGAAAATCAATGATTAGAAGTAATAAAGGAATGACTGTTATAAAAGGAAGTAGAGAAGATGTATTTGCAGATTTTGCGGTTGTTGTTCATTCGCTTAAGGGTGCATTAGTAGAAAGCGGTATGTCATCTGATAAAGCAGAAGCACTTATTATGGATATAGTAAAATTTGGATTTAAGTATGAAGAAAATGAGTGCTCTGGTAGTGAGCAGAGAAAAGATACTATTGATGAAGCAGTGGACAAGTTATTTGGTGTGTTATTTGGTGGAGTCATTAAGGAGGAGTAAATATGGCTTATTACAATACTTGTCCACATTGTGGATGTAATTTAGATCCAGGTGAGCGATGTGACTGTTTGAAAGAACAGAATCGCAAGGACCGGAGTTGTTCTGAAAGACTGAGGAAACAAATCACAGAAGAGTGTACAGGTCAAATGGTTTTTCGGGAGGCAATTGCATGATACCAGGATATGATGATTGGAAAACAACACCTCCAGATGATCAAGTTCCAGTAATCTTATGTGATTGTTGTGGGTGTGCATTATATGAAGGTGATTATTTTTATGATATTAACGGTGAAAGAATCTGCGAGGATTGTTTGATAGATGGTTATAGGAGGATGTTGTAATGGCTTTAAAATCATATGATGAAATGCGAAAAATTGATGTGAAGCCCTTTTGTGAAAAGAGAGATGGACTTGATTATTTGAATTGGGCGATGTGTATAGATCTTTTGCACAAGAATGGGGCAAAAAAAGCATACTGGGAGCCAATTGAAAATGAGAAAACAGGGAATAGCCTGAGAATGTCGGATGTTGCATTTGTAGATAAAAATGGCGTTCAGAATAGGTGTTATGAGACACGGATCCGTGTCGTGATCGATGATAATGTTTATGAGATGCAGACGCCAGTTATGAATGGAGCGAACCCTGTAAAAGATAACTCCATGAGTCAGCAAAGAGTTTGGAATAGTATGTGTCGAGCGTTTGTAAAATGTGTAGCTATACACACAGGTTTGGGTTTTGATTTGTGGCTAAAAGAAGAATACAACAAGATGGAAAGTCAGATTCCATATACCGGAGAAAAAACAGCTTCAGAAGCTAAGATTAAGACAATTCAGAGTTTATGTGTAAGTCATGGTATTGATGGAGATGCTTGGGTTGTCGGTAATGGAAGAACCTGGGATACACTTACGGAGACAGAGGCTGCACACATGTTGAAGGCATTAAAAGATCGGTATGGTGATGATTAGTGAAATTCACTGGAAAGTTAAAGGAACCAATTATTGACTACATAACAGGGCGTTTGACGTTGCTATTTGAGCCTTGTGAGGACTTCCGAGAGGCTTATGAGGAATTCAAGGATTGCGAAAAACTAAGCTTGGAAATCAAAAAATACAGGCGAAAGAGGAGTCTCGATGCTAATGCTTATTACTGGGTGCTTTGCACGAAGCTTGCAAAGGTTCTGCAAGCATCGAACCAAGAGGTACACAACAAAATGCTCCGGCTGTACGGACAACTAGAAATCTTTGAGGGAAAAGCTGTATGTATCACCATACCAGATACAGAGCCGTCAGAAAAGAAAGTGAATAATGCGATGGATTATCACCTTCAGCCTACGCCGCAGGTGCGAGAGGGCTTGGATGGGATAATGTATCGGACCTATAAGCTTTTAAGAGGTTCTCATACATATAACAGCGAAGAGATGGCGAGGCTGATCACTGGACTTATAAGCGAGTGCAAAGATGCCGGTATCTCGGATGCTGAAATCGCAACGCCGGACGAGAAGCGGTTATTAAAGGAAAGATATGGTGTAGAGATATGAAAAGATTATGGAGTATCTTTACGGACGATATGGACTGCTGCATGTACACAGGGAGATATGGAGTTGAACGACATCACGTTTTTAGCCATACACCAAGAGAACGAAAATTGTGTGAGAAGTACGGTTTTATAGCTCCATTGTTTCCAACGCTTCATCCGAACGGGGTGCATGCGGGGAAAGAAGCCAGTAAGGTTGATAAGGATTTAAGGCGAAGATGCAAGGAATATTATATAGCACACTACGGAACAGAAGAACAGTTCCGGCAAGAATTTTATTATGTTAGTTAGCCAGAAGGCTTGCTATAGGTACCAGTCGAAATGTACCTAGTGTATCGCATGTAACTTTGAAAAGATGTTTTCTGGTGCCGGAAATACCGGCACTGGGGAAAGGAGCAGATAGTATTGCGAATATGAGTAATTATGTCAAAATCAGCCGGAAGATCTTAGAGTGGGGCTGGTACAGAGATGAACATACAAAAAGCCTTTTTCTGCATTGTCTTCTCAAAGCAAATTGGAAAGACGGAGAGTTTAAAGGAATTGTGATTAAAAGAGGACAGTTTGCCACCTCAATCCCCAAGCTTCAAGTTGAATTGGAATTAACTTCGAATGAAGTTAGGACTGCAATTAAGCATTTAAAGAGCACAGGCGAAATCACAGTCAGATCATATAGCAAATTCTCCGTAATTACGGTGGTTAAGTACGATAGTTACCAATGTGAATCACAGGCAGAATCACAGTCAGATAACAGTCACACCACAGACAAGGCACAGCCTATTAACAGTCTATTAACAACAATAGAAGAAGGGAAGAAGAATAAGAAGGAAAGAAAGGAAAATAAAAGTAATAGTGTGCGGTTTATACCGCCCTCTCTCGAAGAGGTGCAGGACTATTGCAAAAGTCGATGTAACGGTTTGGATGCTCAAGCCTTTGTAGACTTTTATTCCTCGAAAGGCTGGATGATTGGAAAAAATAAAATGAAAGACTGGAAAGCTGCTGTACGCACTTGGGAGCGTAAGAGTCAGACAAGGCAGGAAGAGACCGCCAAACATGACAGGATAAGCGAGGTGGATAGCTGGTGACAAGAGAAGAGTTTAAAAACATCGTGAAAGCTATGCGAGGGGCGTATACAAGATGTCCGGTGACAACCCAACAGATATTTGAAGAATGGTATCTGTTGTTAGCAGATATGGATTACAAGACTGTTTCAAATAATTTGATGAGGCACATTCGCTCAAGCAAGTATGCACCGACAATCGCAGAGTTAAGGCAGGAACAGGCGGTAGGCTTTTGCAATTTCACAAGCAGAAATTACGATATGCGAAAACTTGAACTGGCACTTTTGGGAATTAAGTCAGTAGAACAGATAGAAGAAATAAAGGAGAAGTAAGGATGGCAGTTATAAGGAGTATTAGAGGTGGAAGCGCCGGACTGAATGAAGAAGATCGTTTGACTCTTGCTGGGCTGTTAGTGAAAGCAGGATATCGGGTGCAGATCGGTTATCGGGTTGTGCCGGGAAACGCGAAGGGAAAGAAAGAGTATACGGTGGAGTATGAGGAGCCAGGAGGTGAACAATCATGAGGATAAATCAGATCAAGATTGATGAGTGGTATGACATTCCCGGGTATGGAGGGAAATATCAGATCAACTACTACGGAAATATCCGGCGAGCATTGAAGAATGGACGATATAAAGAGATACATCCATTTATTAAAAAGTCAAATGGTCGCAGATGTGTAAAGCTAAACTGCAAAGAGCATGTGGTAATGAAGCTTATGCAGAGAACGTTTTATGGGGAACTTAAAGACGGTTGTGTTGCTTATCATAAAAATATGTGCATTACAGACGATATATTGAGCAATATCGGCATTAGTACAAGAGAGCAACTTGGGAAAATAACAGGAAGAAAAAATAATTGTGAGAGATCTGTCGTAAAAATAGACAGCTGCGGTCAGATTGTAGATTTTTACAGATCCGTTCGTGAGGCAGGAAGGAAGAACCATATGGCTTATCAAACGATTCTTGACCGGATTAACGGAAAAGTAAAGAGTTTGTATGCTCCGGATGGTTATGTATATGTCAAAGAAAAAGAGAGTGAGATTCAAAAAGCAATTCGGAAAATCGAGCTTGAAAATAGAAAAGAGAGTGGAGTGTCATTTGTAAGCGCACCAGATGTAGTATTTGATTTTTAAATGATAGGGTAATTTAGGTGAGTATACGTAACAAAAAATAGCAGCGGACTATATGTCTTGCCGGACCGTCCACTGCTCATCTTTCTAAGGACATTATAACACATGTGTCCTTAGGAGACAAGGAGGATGATGTTATGTGTGTTGTTAACATAGGATTTAGGAGATGAAAATGGATAAAGAGCAAAAAGCAATAGAACGAATTAAGATGGCTTCTGAAATGAGTTTACAACACTACGGGAGACCTCTGGTGTGTACATATTCTGGAGGGAAAGATTCAGATGTGATGTTAGAACTGTTTAAAAGATCGGGAATTCCATTCGAGGTTCACAACAGCCATACAACGGCGGATGCACCACAGACGGTATATCATATACGGGATGTATTTCGTGAACTCGAACTGCAAGGCATAAAGTGTACAATTGATTATCATATGAATCCTGATGGATCCAGAACAACCATGTGGAATTTGATACCGAAAAAGTTAATGCCTCCGACAAGACTTGTAAGATATTGCTGTTCGGAATTAAAGGAAAAGGGATGCGAGAACAGAATGATTGCAACAGGCGTTAGATGGGATGAAAGTACAAAAAGAAAGAATAGAGAGAGCTTTGAGGTAATAACAAAAAAAGTAAAAGATAAAATAAGGGTATCTGATGAAAAAATGCTTCTTTCAGATTGTGATGAGACAAGGAAATTGTTTGAACAATGCCAGATGAAAGCGAAAACGGTGGTTAATCCAATTATTGATTGGAATACTTCTGAGATATGGGATTTTATCAATTCAGAGAAAATAATCACAAACTGCATGTATGAACAAATGGGATACGAAAGAGTGGGATGTATTGGATGCCCGTTGGTAAGTAAGAAGCGTTGGAAAGAATTCGCAGATTTCCCGCAATATAAGCAGATGTACATACATGCATTTGACAGAATGCTGAATGAAAGAAAGCGAAGAGGAAAAACAGTAAATTGGTCATGTGGTGAGGAAGTTTTTCTTTGGTGGATGGAAGATGATAATATACCCGGACAACTGAGCTTTGAAGACTTCCCAGAAATTATACCGGATGAACTAAAATAGGATTTAGTAGAGAAAGTGGAGGAATGACAAATGGATAAAGGAAGTAATAAGACATTCTTATTTTTAACAGCATTATCAGATTGTTACAAAGATGATGAAGAACGTGAGCTTTTTGATTTTGAAAAATTGCAACTTAAAGAAGAGGAATTAACTGATGATTTTACGAGAATGTTAATTGCCTTACATATTTTTTATAAGAGAATCACAGGAGATGAGGTAGACCTTATCGGATTTACTCATATATTGAATAGGCTTTCTTTTCAATACATATTGAGTGAAAACAAATAGAAATGGAGAAATAAACTGAGATTTAGTGAGGTAAGAGGATGAAACGATATACTGAATATCATGCCGGAGTGGCAGTGATAAAGGATAAGACGAATATGAAAGAAGCAATGCAGCGGTTTGCAGAACTAGAAGAACGGGCTACACCAAAGGAACCAATGAGAATAAATGAGGAAATGGGGATAAGGTACGCAGACGTTTACCGTTGCCCGAATTGCAAGATGACATTTTCCGGAATGGGAATCGAGAAATATTGTTATCATTGCGGACAGAGTTTAGATTGGAGTGAGTGATATGAACGTACTAGAGAAGATTTTGGAAGATATAGACGAAAGAAAGCTATCGCATAAGCAAAAATTAGAAATCGAAGTTGGAGGCAGAAGTGTTGGTGAGATTCGAGAAAGAATAAGTGAATTGAACTTGGTTGCAGAAATCATCCGCTCCTACATAGATGAATATAAAGACACGAATGTCATTAGCAACGATAAAATCATAGAAAATGATGGAATAGATTCAGTATCGAAAGAGTTTTTGAAAGATTGTGCAGAGACTGCGGCAAGATATAAAAGAAGTGATAGAAACTGGATTCCGGTAGAAGAAGGATTGCCCGAAGAAACAGGATATTATCTTGCTCAATTATCAAGAAAATTACCAAATGAAGATTATTCCGACAGAGTGGTTGTGCTGTTTAACGGAGAAGAAAAAGAGTTTATGTGTTATGCGAATCTTATAATTGCATGGCAGCCACTTCCAGAGGGGTACAAGGGTGGTGATGATCGTGCATAAAGAACGCAGAGACAGACACCTGCAGAAGCTGGATCGGAAGCAGCACCATGAGGAGTTGGAAGGACGAAAGGCATCAGATAAGGCGAGGGAGAGATTCCGGCGTCCGCCATATCAAGTCATGGATGTTACAGGCTATATGGCAAAGAAATACGATATCAAAAGGGAGATGAGAGAGTGAAAGAGTTATTTGGCCGGTACAGACGTAACAGGCATGAACTGGATTTGATAGCGGATCAGATAGACCGATTGAATGAACGACTTGAGGATGTGCCGGAGGTGGCAGGGAAAGTTACAAAGTCAAGCAAAGACTTTCCGTACATAGAAGAGCATATGACTGTGCGGATGAAAGAACCGAAGGAGGCTACTCTGATTAAGGATAAGCTCCGGAAGAAAGAAAAAAGACAGGAGCAGCTTTCGCAGGAGATTACAAAGGTAGAGCACTTTATTGATAGTCTTCCAGAGGGAATTGAGAAGCAGATCATGGAGATGGTATACCTGGAGGGGATGAATCAAACTGATGCAGCGGAGATGTTGGGGTATACGCAGGCAAGGGTATCCCAGATTATAAGAAACACATTGAAAGATTTATAACATTTATAATTTAGATGTGTTATAATTATTCTAGAAAAGCTAGAATTATTTCTAGTATTCCTTCAAAAATCATAAAATCTTAGAAAGTACACCTTGTAGAAATGCAGGGTGTATTTTTGTGTATTTTGTCAATAGAATAATAAGAACAAATGTTCTATAATCGTATTACCTTCAAAGAACTCATACTTGCCAGAATTGTTGATAATTGTCAGAAAATGGTATATTATAGTGGTAAGATTTTATGAGATTTCGGAGGGGAATTATGAAGAGAACGTTTATTGCCAATTTTAACTTAGTATTTTATGGAAAAGATGAAGAACCATTATTATCACAATTTGATACAATCTTAATGCCCGCGTTAATATCAGGTGAGAAAAGAACGTCAGGAGATTCAAAATATTTTCTGTTAGATGTAGGCATTCAGCAAGATGAAGATGATGAATATGTATTAAAAGGTCTTATAGTTAAACAAACAGTTTTAGAAGTGAAATCTGATTTGGATGAAAATGGCAGATTAATAGAAAAAGATGAAAAGTACCCAACAGCTCCATTTTCTATGTTTGCTATATACTTAAAAAACCATCGTATGGTGTATGTACAAAATCAGAAAGGAAGCCCATCACTTGATAATTTTAAGGCAACAATTAAATATCTCTTAAACTTGTACGTGGATAAGAAGAGTAAAGAATTAAATAAGGAATTGCCGATTCCAATATTGAATGTAGTCGGTATTCCTATGAGGAAAAAATTAAAAGATGCCTTGGAAGAAGTTGATAAAATTAATCAGCTATGTTTAAGATTTTATCCATTGAATGGGGATATAGATTATAGCGGCTTGTTTGGTGGTATTTCAAAAGATATCAGGGGTGCCGCTGATAGTAAAAGAGCAGAATTATATTAATGGAGTGATAGACATAGTAGAAAAATCAGGTGGTACCGTAAAGCCTATTTTTGAAGTGACATATAAAGACAAAAAGAACGGTAAAAAAAGAACTGGTAAAATCAAAGACGAGGAAATAGCTGAAAGTATGGAACTTGAAATAGAAGACATAGATTTAGAAAGTCAAATGAATAATATAATTGCAGAAGGAAAGAAACATTCAAGCATCACTTATTTTAGTAAAGATAATGAAGGTATTTATGAGAAGAACAAGCATAAAATTATTAAGTTTATAACGCGTAAATAAAGTTGTAGGAGGTGCCTGATGAAACAAGTAAATATAGAATCCTTGGAAAAAATGTTTCAATCTGTTACCTCTGCACATTTAATTAGAAATGCATTAAAGATGTATATTCCGAGTAAAAAGTATGGAAAGCGAATTATAGGTGAAAATATAATATGTTTTATTCCCGCTTTTCTAATGGGAGTTTCATTAAATACGCAAGAGATCTTTTTAGAAGGAATTGAAATTATAAATGACACAATAGTGGCTATATTTGGTATTGTATTTACGGGATATGCATTGTTTCAAGCGTTTATTAATAATGAATTATTAATACGTATGATAAACAATGAAGGAAAGGAAAATAAAAATAAACTTCAAGAGACAAATGAAACTTTTGCAGAATTAATGATGCTATGTGTTATTTCTATTATGTGTAATGTGCTATTAAAGTTGATCATTAATAGTCTATCAGCGGATTTTATAATATTTGATAGTAAACTATATAATGATATTATGGCAATAACTCTAGTACAATTATATTTTGTTTTTAATGCAAATATATTTTTGGAGTTGAAAAGCTTTATTTTTAATATTTTCCAGTTATTTAATTTACATGCCGGAACAAAGGTTATACAAATTATTACTGAAGATGATGAGAAGGGAAAGTAAAGATCTAAGCTCAAGAAAATTGAGCATTATATACATAAAAAGGGAGGAATATATTATGTTGCAAGGATTAGTAACACTAGTACCCACTAATAAGAAAGGGAAAACTATAGAGGGAGTATGTGTAAGTGTAGATACTGTATCAGAAGAAAAAATACGTGATATGATAGAGAGTGGAATTAGTGACAAGAATCAAACAATTTATATGGAGTTTGAGTCGATAGATTCCATAGACGTGCAGAAGAAATATAATTTGTTCTTTAATACAGTCGAATATGTAAATTCATCAGAACCTACAGCTGTGAGAACTGTTCTAAATCGCTCTTATGTAGAGTCAATTCAAGGCGTAAATGTAAAGATTGTTGTCACGGGAGATGTTTATAAAAAGGTAATAGAAGAATAAAAATTATAAAAGGCACCCTCCGGGGTGCTTTTCTTATGCAGAAAAACAGTGAACAGAGGTGATATTACATGGCCAGAGCGCCAGATGAAAGAATCGAACAGGCGAAGGCTATGTACCTGAAAGGAATGAAATTAGTTGAGATTGCAAGTCAACTAAATGTTTCTGAAGGAACTGTTCGAAGTTGGAAAAGTAGGTATAAATGGGATTGCAACGTTGCAAATAAGAAACGCAACGTTGCGAAAAGAAAAAGGGAAGAAAATAGTAAAAATAAGAAAGCCATTGCAGAAGCGGTAGATCAGGTAATAGACAATCCGGATTTAACCGATAAGCAAAGGCTTTTTTGTTTGCATTATGTTCGGTGCTTTAATGCAACTAAGGCATATCAGAAAGCATATGGTTGCGGATACGATGTAGCCAATTCGGAGGGCTATAAACTCCTTGTAAAGCCTTGTATAAAAGAAGAAATAAAGCGCCTTAAACAGAATCGCTTAAACTGTGAGATGTTGGATGAATCAGACATCTTCCAAAAGTATATGGACATAGCTTTTTCGGACATTACAGATTACGTAACATTTGGACAGGAAGAAGTTCCGGTTATGGCAATGTACGGACCAGTGGAGATTAAGGATGAAGAGACTGGAAAGAAAGTTCCGCTGACCAAAAGGATAAATGTTGTTAAGTTTAAAGAAAGCAGTGAAGTGGACGGAACATTGATCACAGAGGTTAAGCAAGGAAAAGACGGAGCAAGCATTAAACTGGCCGACAGGATGAAAGCTCTTGACTGGCTGGCAGAGCATATGGATATGGCAACTACAGAGCAAAGAGCAAGAATTGAGAATATCAGAGCCAAAACAGAACAGATAAAAGGAGCCGGACAGAATGAGACGGAAGATAAGGTGATGAAACTGTTCGACTTAATTGGAGGTGCTTTGGATGCTGAATCTGAGTAAAGCATATACTCCAAAGCAGATTGAAATCCTAAGAGCTTGCAGGAATACTGATTGGTTCATGTTGATCAATCATGGAGCAAAACGTTCCGGAAAAACTCAGCTTGATAATGATTTATTCATACAGGAATTAATTAGAGTAAGAAAAATTGCAGATCAGTTAGGAATCGATACGCCACAGTATATTCTTGCAGGATATTCTTTAGGAAATATTCAAGATAACATTCTTACGGAACTTTCGAACAAATACGGGTTTGAATTTAAATTTGATAAATTCAATAACTTCACCCTATTTGGAGTGAAAGTCGTGCAGACTTCTCATGGATCCATATCAGGACTTGGCCGTATTCGAGGTATGACAGCTTTTGGCGCTTATATCAACGAAGCTTCCTTAGCAAATCAGGAAGTTTTTGATGAGATCAAGGCAAGATGTTCAGGACCGGGAGCTAGAATCATTGCAGACACCAACCCGGATCATCCAGAACATTGGCTTTTAAAAGATTATATCAAATCGGAAGCAGCAGGCATCATAAGTTTTCACTTCTGTTTGGACGATAATACATTCTTGGATCCACGATATGTGAAAAACATCAAGGAATCTACTCCGAAAGGAATGTTCTATGATAGAGGTATCAATGGAGTATGGGTTTCGGGAGAAGGAGTCGTATATCCGGATTTTGACCAGAATGTCCATGTAATCACACCAGAACAAGCGAAACAGATTATTTTCGAAAGAGTATTCTGTGGTGTTGACTGGGGATGGGAACACTGGGGAGCTATTGTAGTGATTGGTGTTAAGAACGGCAGTTATTATATAATCGAAGAACATGCAGCACAGCATAAATACATTAAGAATTGGATTGTTGTAGCAAAGGATATCATCAAAAGATATGGTGATATCCCTTTTTATTGTGATCCGGCGCGAACAGAACACATCGCAGCATTTCAAGATTCCGGGATAGAAGCATACATGGCGAACAACAGAGTCTTATCCGGAATAGAAGCGGTAGCAACGCTGATGACGAACAAGCAGTTTTTTATTGTGTATTCGAAGTGCCCAAGATTCCGGGAAGAGATTTATAAATACATCTGGAAGAAAAATACCGGAGAACCATTAAAAGAAAATGATGACGTTCTATGTGCAATCCGATATGGGATTTACTCTGACATGACAGTAAATGAGATTGAGCTTCCCGGAAAGAGTCAAATGGAACAGGCGAAAAAATTGAAAGGACTGATATAAGATGTTAAAAGCAAATGAATTTGAACATGGCGAAGATACGATGCATCATACATCGAAAAGCTTTCAAAAGACATATGGACCGGAATCCAATCGTTCCTATCGTGCAAATAGTGCAGAAGAGATTCTAGGTGATACGGATAAATTGATTGCCATGATACGAGATCATCATGAAAACCAATGTCCAAGGCTTGCAGCGCTTGATGACTATATGAAAGCGAATAATAGCTATATTTATGGTGATGATTCCAGAAGACATGAAGAGGAAAGAGCCGATCATAGAGCGGCTCACAATTTTGCGAAAGTGATCAATGTTTTTGATGTGGGATATAACACAGGGGTTCCAATTAAAAAAGTAAGTGAGAACGATAAGGTCAATGAAATCATTGCAGAGTATGATCGAACAAATGATATTGAAGCATTGGACAGCGAACTTTGGAGAGATATGAAAAAGTATGGAAGGGCATACGAACTGCAGTATCGCAACAAAGATGATGAAGACAAATCGGTGATAAGCAATGTTTTTGAGACGTTTGTTTGTTACGGATTGGATGTAGAGCGAACACCTCTATTTGCAGTAAGATATCCAAAATACAAGGTTAGAACACAGGAGTTCACAACTGTATCTGTATACACGGACAATGAGGTGATCACATACAAGCCTTGCCAGCTAAATGCATTGAAACTGGAAGAAGAGGATAGAGAGACTCATGAATGGGGTGAAGTTCCGATTACAGAGTATTCACCGGATAGGTATAGGATGAGTGGGTATGAAGATATTATTCCACTCATTGATTTATACGATGCTGCCCAATCCGATACGGCGAATTATATGACAGATCTAAATGAAGCTACTTTGGTAATTACAGGAGATTTGAATTTAAAGAAATACACCGTGCATGATTTGGCCGAAATGAAAAAATCAAATCTCATGCTTCTTGCAAGTGGGATGAATCCGGATGGCAGCAGATCACAGACGGATGCAAAATACGTCTATAAACAATATGACGTAACAGGAGCAGAAGCTTATAAGGACAGGCTACAGAAAGACATTCATAAGATTTCCTTTGTACCGGATTTAACAGATGATGCCTTTTCCGGTACGCAGTCAGGAGAAGCAATGAAATATAAACTATTTGGATTTCAACAAATGACCAAGACGGGACAGCGTGGATTTAAGAAAGGACTTATGAGACGATACCGCCTATTGATGAATATGAAGCATTTTGTAAATGAAGCGGACAATACAGATCTTGGGAATCTGAAAATTACATTTACACCGAACCTTCCGAAAGCGATTTTGGAAGAATTAAAAACTCTCGTAGATTCCGGAATGGAAATTAGCCAAGAAACGCTCATGGGATTGGCTTCCTTTATCGATGACGTGAAAGATGAGATTGCAAAGATAGAAGAAGAGCAGAAAAAAGAAAGAGAAGATGATCCGGTGATGACGTCAATGTTCGGTACTAGCACGAAGGAACAGAACAATATAGGGGGGCAGAAGTACAAGGTAGATCTTTAAACGGAGCTCAGACACAAAGCTTAATTGCGATTATGTCACAATTTAGTGCCGGTGAATTATCGGAAGGTCAGGCAGTTAATTTGATATCTACTGCAATTGGAATCGATAAAGACGAGGCAAGGGAAATATTAAATGGAGAATTGTAAATGGATAGTAAGTCTTATTGGAAGAACAGGGAAGAGGAGAACTTACGAAGTAACCTAAAAGAAGAGGAAGAATATGTAAAAGAGATTAACCGAATCTATGATCGGATGATGGTACAGATCACGAAGGAAATCAATGATTTTTACGTAAGGTACGCGAAGAAAGAAGGTATTTCTATTTCAGAGGCGAGAAAAAGAGTAAAGAAGTTAGATATCAATGCCTATGCCGAAAAAGCAAAGAAATACGTAAAAGAAAAAGATTTCTCAGATGAAGCCAATGAGGAGATGCGACTTTACAACCTTACGATGAAAGTAAATCGCTTGGAACTTCTGAAAGCACAGATAGGTCTTGAGCTAGTAGACAATTTTAATGATCTCCAAAAGTATTTCGATGAGAAGCTTACAAAGAGAACGATGGATGAATTCAAACGCCAGGCAGGAATACTTGGGAAAACATTGCAGGATAATGAAAAAGCAGCACATGCTGTAGTAAATGCCTCGTTTCATAATGCGACTTTTTCAGACCGAATATGGTTATACCAGGGACTATTGAAAAATGATCTTTATAAACTCTTACAGACCGGTATCGTACAAGGAAAAAATCCGCGAGTGTTAGCTGCTGATCTTGTAAAGAAGTTTAATGTAAGCAGGTACAATGCAGAACGTCTTATGAGAACTGAGCTTGCAAGAGTGCAGACAGAAGCGCAGAAACAGTCATTTGAGCGGAACGAGTTTGAATTGTATACATTTATAGCAAATGCGGACTGTTGTCCGATATGCGCCAGATTAGACGGTAAACACTTCAAGGTTAAAGATATGCTTCCGGGAGAAAACGCTGCGCCTATGCACCCAAATTGTCGGTGCTCAACTGCTGCTTATGAAGACAGTGCAACCTATGAGGCATGGCTTGACTACTTGAATAATGGCGGCACAACGGAAGAATGGAACTCAAGTGGCAAGGCTATATGGAAAAGCAAAAACAGACACAATAAGAAGTTGAAACATATTGAAAAATCTGGTAAAAGTGATACAATATACACGGGAGCAAGAATCATAGATCCTGAAAGTGAAGAAGGGATAGCATTTGCAAAAATGTATTATGCGGAAATACGATCTTTCAGCACAGATTCGGAAAAGATCGCAAACAATATAGGGAAATCAAAAGACGATATAGACAAGATTAAGAAATACTTATTCTTTACAGATTCGTTTACTCCTGATTGTGCAATATCTCATTCATGGCAAAGGCTTATGAATGGGAAAGACATAAAAGAGCATGACTTAATTTTAATAGAACACGAAATATATGAAATGCAAATAAAAAAAGATAATCCCGGTATATCACATAGTGAAGCGCATGAAATGGCAACACTAAAATACAACTATCAGAAAGCAAGTGATAAATATTATGGTAACCTTAACAAAAATAAAAAAAGAAAATAATATTGTATCTGTTGAATACTATCCAGAAGCAAACAAAACGGATGTTGGATCTTTTGATTATGACATAGAAAAAGGCGAAGTCATAAGAAAAAGCTTGAGTATAACAGATGAACAATCGTTTCTGAAAACATATTTCAAAAAGGCAGTATCTAAAATCAAAAGATGTGTTGAAGAAAATGAGTTCCCGGAAACAGCAGTAGTAATGTGGTATTAAAGCACTTTGCAAATTAGGCAGGGTGCTTTTTTCATGTCAATTTTTAAGGAATGTAGGGGGAAAGTGTATGAAGATACCTGAAAAAATAAAAGTACTGTATAAGGAGTATACAGTGGAAGAAACCGCAAACCTGCACGATAACGGTGGAGATTTATACGGACAGATTCATTATCTTCCAGAAAAAATTTTTTAAACGTAGATGCATCAGAAGAGCAGAAAAAATCGACGCTTCTTCATGAATTGATTCATGCATTTGATGAGATGTATGGTATTGGGTTGAAGGAAAAACAGGTTGCGAAACTTGGCAATGCATTCTATATGTTGCAGAAAGACAATCCGGAACTTTTTGAAAAGTAGAAAGGCGGTGGTATACATATCTCCCACCGGCGGGGAACAGCCAGAACAGGAAGGAGTGATATGATTGATTGTAGTAAAGGTCCGTGAAAACAGCTTGACTATAGATGGTCATGCTGGATATGCGGAATTTGGAAAAGATATTGTGTGTGCTGCTGTATCGGCTCTTACACAGAGTTTTATAAAATCGGTGGAAACATTAACCACAGACAAATTAAAATACAAAATATCGTCAGGAAATACGGTTATTTTGCATGGGGATTTATCAGAGAAATCACAAACTCTGTTAGATTCCTTTTTTATTGGCATATGTATGATTGCTAATGAGTTTCCGGAAAACGTCCGGATTGTCTAGGCATGGAAGACATAAAAAGCTATGGAGAAGTCAGGCGTGGAAACTATAAGCTACGGGAATCAATGCGATAGATTAAAAAAATCGGAGGTAAAAGAAAATGAAGTTCAAAAAATTTATGATGTTGCAGTTATTTGCAGAAGGTCCTGAAGGTTCAGATGGAGATTCCGGAAAAGAAGGTACTGACGGAAATAATCCTGAAACAAAGGAACAGGAAAATGACGAAGAGGATGATCCGGAGGACGAGAAAAAATACTCGGACAAGGATGTAAATAAGATCATTGACCGTAAATTTGCTGAGTGGGCAAAAAAGAAGCAAAAGGAAGAGGATGAAGCAAAAAAACTGTCAAAGATGAATGCTCAAGAAAAGGCGGATTATAAACAGAAACAGCTTGAAGAAGAAATCGAACAGCTGAAGAACGAGAAAGCTTTATCCAACATGAGAGATGAGGCAAGAAAGATGCTGTCTGAAAAGAACATCAACATTTCAGACGAATTACTTGCTTTTATGGTATCTGCGGATGCAGACGAGACAAAAAAAGCAGTAGATTCCTTTACAGACCTTTTCAATGCAGCAGTCAATGAAGCGGTCAAAGGAAAAGCGCGTCAAACAACACCAAAAGAAAGCGGAGCTTTTTCAGGAGGAACAAGAAATCTTGGCATTGGAGATATGGCAAGAGAGGCAAGGATTATTAAATAATTGGAGGTAGAGAATCAATGAATAAAAACAAAAAGTATGGATTACAGTTATTTGCACAGACAATCAACCCGGACAATGTGACAATGTACGAACAGAAAGACGGAACAATCCCGGAGAAGTATAATAAGCTCATTTTAAAAGAAATTCTTCATGGAAGTAAGGTAATGCAGCTTGCAAAATATGAAGAGATGGATGGAAAAGAGAAAAAATTCGAGTATTTTGCAAAAGGACCGGGAGCTTATTGGGTAGGTGAAGGTGAGAAGATTCAGACATCCAAACCACAATGGATGACAGCCAAGATGGTGGCCAAGAAACTTGGTGTAATTATCCCATGCTCAAGAGAATTTTTGCACTATAAGATGTCCGATTTCTTCGAGCAGATGAAGCCGAAGATTGCAGAAGCATTCTATTTGAAATTTGATGATGCGGCAATTCGAAACGTGGACAATCCGTTCCCACAGTCTTTGGAAGAGTCTGCAGTAGCAGCAGGAAATGTGATTAGCGGTGGAATTACCTACGACAATATCTTAAAGTTAGAAGATGCGTTAAACGACAATGATTATGATGCAAATGCATTCGTATCTACAAAGAAAAACCGTAGTACATTGCGAAATGTACATAAGATTGAGAACGGTGTGATTGTTGAGTCTTTATATGACAGAGGCGCCAATACAATCGATGGACTTCCGGTTGTAGATTTAAAAGGAATGTTAAAAGGAAATCTCTACGCAGGTGATTTTGACTATATGTATTATGGTATTCCATTTGGCATGTCCTATAAGTTGGATGAATCAGCGCAGTTGTCTACGCTTAAGAATCCGGATGGTTCTCCTGTAAACTTATTTGAGCAGGAATTAGTTGCTTTAAGAGTGACAATGGATGTTGCATTCATGATTGTAAAAGATGAAGCCTTTGTAAAATTGGAGAAGGAAGAGTCTAAGTTAGGAAAGCTTACAGTACAGTCTGTAGCAGGAACGGAAGTGGGAAATACAAAACTCACAGTGACTCCAAATAAAACTGGAAACAACACATATAAATACAAGATTTCCGAGGATGAAGTAACAGTTGCGTTTGGCCAGAATGTAAAAACATGGACTGCATGGGATGGATCTGCTGATATTGTGGCAGAGACAGGAAAAAAGATTACAGTCGTAGAGTGTAATGCGGAATATCAGGCTGTAAAGGCAGGAAATGCAGTTGTAACAGCTAAGACGGAGTAGGGGATAAAATATGGAAAAAAAGATTCTTGAAAAAGTACTTGTGTTGCTTGAAATGGAGAATCAAGAAGACCTGCAGATAAAAAAATTGGAAGTGATTATAAATCTTGTGATAAGGAGGCTTTGTAGCCTCCTCAAAACAACTGAGATTCCAGAGGAATTGATATACATTGCTGTAGAAGTATCTGTAATCCGATTCAACAGAATTGGTTCAGAGGGTATGAGTGTACATAATGTAGAAGGAGAAAGCATTTCCTATGCAGATGATGATTTCCGAGGCTTCAAAGAAGACATCCAACGTTTTTTGGACTCGCAGAATCAGGAAAGTGCAAAAGGAGGGATTCTTTGGGCATGAGATATGACAAAAGCATATACTTTCAGTATATAATGCCAGGGAACTACAACCCGGAAACTGGGGACTATGAAAAAGAAACCATAAAAGAGTGTAAGCGGTATGCGTCTGTTACAGATACAGGAACAGAAAACATGAAGCTTATTTACGGAGAAATAAGGCAGGGGAGTGTCACAATACGTATTCAAACGCATTTCGATTCCCCTTACAACACCATAAGAATTGGACCCAAAATATACAAGCCGGACTTTAGCAGAAAACTTAGAAACGGTCATGTTTTTGTAGTAAGCGAGGTACAGGAAAATGTCAACAATTAAGATTGTCGGACTTGAAAAAATCACAGCGAAGCTTAAGAAAAACGCACAGTTGTCAGATGTCAAAAGAGTGGTCAGAAAGAATGGTTCTGATTTGCAGCAGAAGGCAATGATTTTATCTCCTGTGGACACCGGAACACTGAAAAGAAGCATAGAACTGGACGTGAGAGACGGTGGGATGTCTGCTATTGTAGAGCCTACCGCAGAGTATGCAGCTTACCCAGAGTATGGTACTAGGTTTATGGATGCACAGCCATATCTAAAGCCTGCATTTAACGATCAAAAAGAAAAGTTTAAACGTGACATGGATAAGCTTACTGAGTAAAGGAGGGCTAAAATGTGATTCACGATCCGCAACAGGAACTATTTACAAGGATAAAGCTTGATATAGAGGCACTAGGATATGACGTGTATGACGGTTTCTTGCCGCCAGAAGGAACTTCATATCCATTTGTTTATCTTGGTGATGCAATGCAGATAGACGATCCAAACAAAAGCGTAGTATTTGGTAACGTTCACCAAACAATCCATGTATGGAGCAATACACCAAGAAACAGGGGCACTGTATCTACAATGCTCTATAACATAAAAAATGTATGCAGAAAAATTGAACATACGACAACATTTGCATGGTCTTTACTGCACATTACGCAACGGATTATACGCGATGAAACAACGAAACCGCCACTTCTACATGGACTATTAGAAGTTGAATTTAAACTTACAGGAGGAATGTAAAATGAAAAAGAAACTTGATTTACAGCTTTTTGCAGAAGCGGTATCTGGTAAGAAAATTGTATATTTGTACAGGATTCTTAGCAAAGCGAAAGAGACTGACGGAGCAACTCTTGCGTTTACTACAGAAAACGGTAGAACAAAGTCTAAGGACTCTGATACCACAGTGACAAAGGATGGTTCTATCAGAACGCCGGGAGCTTCTGAGACAGAGATCACAGCAACATCTATTTTGTCTAAAGGTGATGAATTGATTGACGAATTAGAAGACGCAATGGACAAAGATGAAATCATTGAAATATGGGAGGCTAATCTTGCAGAAAAAGCAGAATCTGGCGAAAACAAATTCAAGGGAATGTATTTTCAAGGATATCTCACAGAGATGGAAAAGACATCTAATGCAGAAGATATGGTTGAAATCTCTCTGACATTTGGAATCAATGGCGCAGGCGCACGAGGGGATGTGACAGTATCTGCTGAACAGCAGGATATCGCAAACTATGTCTTTGCTGACACACAGAAAACAGGCGCATAAATACAAACAGTAAAAGGGGATATATTCCCCTTTTATTTAATTTAACAAGGATATTAGGAGGTAAAAATAAATGTTTGAGTTAGAAATTAATGGACAGGTGTACGAGTTCAATTTTGGAATGGGGTTTTTGCGAGAGCTTAACAAAAGAGTGAGCGCACCAGTTGACGGTTTGCCGGATGTAAAAAAGAATATCGGCTTGCAGTATGTGATTGCTGGCGTCATTGACGGTGACCTTGAAGACCTTGTGGAAGTGCTCGACTGTGCGAACAGAGGAAAGAACCCACGTGTTACAAAACAGCTTTTGGATGAGTATATTGACAATGAAAACACAGACATTGAACTTCTGTTCGAAAGCGTGATTGATTTTTTAAAGAGTGCCAATGCTACGAAGAAAACAACGCTCAGCCTTCTGGAAGAACTGGAAAAACAGAAGAAGAAAATGGAAGAGAAAGAGAAACAGAAACAGTAGAAAACTTTGAAGACCTGTACCGTGATATTGCCTTGAACTGTTTCCGGTATCTGGACTATAAAAGCTATGCAGAGGTAGACAGATTGACCATACCAGAATACAGGCTGTTAATGGAGGCTGTAAGACTGAAACAGGTTGATCTTGACTACAGAAACCACTTGCAAGCCTTTCTTAACTTTGCTGTAAAAGCAGAGAAGAAAGCCGGAAAGAATAAGACAAAGCCTGTATACACAAGCTTCAATAAGTTTTATGACTATGAAAAGGAAATAGACAAGGCGAAAGGAAAACAACACGAAAAAGGCCGCTTCTTAGGTCTTAGCAGGTATTTAAAAAAGAGGGAGAAATAATGGCAGAAAGTTATTCCGTAAAAGCTATACTGTCTGCGTACGATAAAGGCTTTACAGCAGCAATGAAAAACGCCACAAGCGTGACAGATAGTTTAGGATCAAAATTGAAAAGCGGGCTTTCTTTCGGAATTTTCGCAGGCATTGGGCAAAGGGCGTTTGATACGGTTGCAAACGGTGCAAGAAGTTTGATAACAGAGATTGATTCCTCTAATGCCGCATGGAAGACATTCGGTTCTAATATGTCTATGATTGGCAAGAGTTCTGGAGATATCAAAAAAATAAAAGGTGAGTTGCAATCTTTTGCGCAAGATACCATTTATAGTTCTTCTGATATGGCGTCTACATTTGCGCAGCTTGAAGCTGTAGGAACTAAGAACACAACAAGCCTTGTAAAAGGTTTCGGCGGTCTTTCAGCAGCGGCAGAGAACCCACAGCAGGCCATGAAGACATTATCCATGCAGGCAACACAGATGGCGGCAAAGCCAAAGGTTGCATGGCAAGACTTTAAACTCATGCTGGAACAGACACCGGCAGGAATTGCCGCTGTTGCTAAAGAAATGGGTATGAGTACTCAAGAAATGGTGTCGGCTGTGCAGGATGGCAAAATTAAGACGGATGATTTCTTCGCAGCCATTGCAAAAGTAGGAACAAACCCGGCATTCACCAAGCTTGCAACGGAAGCAAAGACTACCGGGCAAGCAATGGACGGGCTTAAGGAAACACTAGGGAACAAGCTGACACCTGCCTTTGATATCCTATCTTCTAAAGCCATCAAAGGCATAGAGGGCATTACAAATAAATTGGCAAAAATAGACGGTGAAAAGCTTGCAACAAAGGTTTCTGCAGGAGTTAAGGCGGCACAGCCATACTGGGAAAGCTTTATGAAGGTAGTCAGTGCTGTAGGCTCTGTGGGTAAAAAAGTGGGTGGCTTCTTCTTGGATCATGCGGACGCAATATCTAAGGCATTGCCATATTTGTTAGGAGCAGCCGCAGCTTATAAGGCTCTTAAAGTAATTAATTCCGTAGTTCCGGGCATGACCTCTTTTGCAAAGTCCATAGCAACTATGGCAAGTGGAGGCATTAAAGGCCTTGCAGGTAAACTGTTCGGTGTAGCTGGTGGCACAAAAGAAGTAGGTAAGGCGAGTAAGACAAGCTCCACGCAAATGCTGGCAGCGGCGAAAGCATTTATGATGATTGGTGCAGGTGTCTTGATGGTGGCTGGCGGCTTTGCGCTTCTGGCTCATTCTGCAATTGCACTGGCAGACGCCGGAGGGTTGGCCATTGGTGTTATGGCTGGCATGGCACTGGCGGTCGGCGGTCTTACCATTGGAATTATGGCCATGATGAAAAATATATCCGCAAGCCCTGCGAAGCTTAATGCAATGGCCAAAGCCATGCTTGCAGTAGGTGCGGCGGTGTTATTAATTAGTGCAGGATTTGCGCTTCTGGCTTATTCTGCAATAGCTCTGGCCAATGCAGGCGGTCTTGCAATTGGTGTATTTGCCGGTATGCTGGTAGGGCTTGCAGCGCTTGTAGCAGTGTTTGCGACATTCTCAACGCAATTGGCAGCCGGTGCGGTTGGATTTATTGCATTAGGCGCAGCGCTTTTGATTGCTGCGCTTGCAATGTCTCTTTTATCATTTGCTGCAATTGCACTGGCTAACGCTGGAACGCCTGCTATTGTGGCTATGGTGCTAATGACAGCAGCTATTGCAGCACTTGTAGCAGTGTTTGCAATCTTTGCGCCTATGCTCACAGCCGGAGCAATTGGTCTTGTAGCGTTTGGTATGGCAATGTTGCTTACTGGTGCAGGCGCACTTCTAGCTTCTGCTGCTCTTGCGGTTGTAGCTATGGTATTGCCAATCATATGCGCTTATGGAGCACAAGGGGCGGTTATTATTGCGCTTCTTGGTGTAAGCATGGTTGCATTTGCAGCCGGTGCAATGCTTGCCGGTGCTGGTGCGGTCATTCTTGGCGCTGGTCTTGCGGTGGTTGCGCTTGGTTTGCTTGCAGTAGGTGCTGCGGTTCTGTTGGCCTCTGTCGGT